GCTCGTTAAATATCATATTTTGATAATATAACCCAGCTATCATTAAAATAATTGTAAAGGACTGCTCCTTTAACTTGCTTAAAAAAGTTGTTTGCATATTTTCGCCTTCTTCTATTTGTGCCATAAAAACTCTTTAATAAAAGTTATACCTGTTATTGTTAATATAAAAGCACCAATTCTTATTGCCCAATTAATACCTGTGTTATAATCTCGCACCTCTTGAACCCTTGTATCAGTTTCTTCTAAAGCACCTTCGATTGTTTCTAATCTCTGAAGGATTCCGTTTCTATTTAGCTTTGAACCTGTTATAGCTTGGCTAATCATTTCCACACTTATTGACAAAGCCTTAAGCTGGTCGTTTATTTCTTTTAACTCATTCATTACTCGTCGCCTCCTTCTTGCGTATTACTTGTTGTGCTTCCTGGCGTTCCTTGACCTGCATTCATATCATCATCAGTAGTACACCAAGAAGTAAAATTTGTTTCTAATTGATTAGTTTGGCTTTGATGTGTTGTGATGTTTGTTTTGTTATTAACATAGTCAAAAGATGCCTCGTGCATAAAGTGTAACCCTTGCGCTAAAGCAATATTAAATACTTGACCAAAAGATATATCCTTACCATAAACATTACCTGTAAATTTCTGCCAGGTATTTTGATAAAAAGATAAGATTGAACGAGTGATACATTCCTGCATCGGTCTTTGTGGATTTGTTCCTGTAGCAACTTCCCAAGTTCTTAACCATTTAGTTGAGTTTTGGATTAAATTAAGTTCGCCTCCTGTATCATAACCAATAAAATCTTCTATAACTTGTGATTCGTATTTATCTCTTATTCCACCGTGATACTGACTTTCTAATTGATAAGTATTTGAAAATGGTTTAGGTAGATTAAAATCATCATAAGTAACAATGTTTGTAGCGTTATAAATAAAGCCTTTTGTATTTTGATAATTTTGTGGAATAATACTTACCTTAATATCATCAAAGTAAGTTGTATGTACTGCACCTGTATTTGTGCTTAATTGCCTTCTTAAAATAAAAGTACCATAGTTATTCATTACATAACCAGTATCTAAAGAGTTTCTATCGTAAGTAGATAATACTTTAAACTTTGCCCAATTATCTTCATCAGTCATTTTGATTTGAACAAATTTATTACCATCCCAAGTAGCACTTTGAGCAATATTTGTAAAATTACCATTACTTTCCAAGTATCTAATATCAGAAGTTCCACCTGGATTAGGTGTACCATCAAGAGATTTAGCAAAAGCAATCATAATTGAATCTGTTGGGTTATGCGCACCATCAAAGTAAACAGAACACTCTATTTTAACCGCAAAATAATTTATAAAAGTTGAATCGTTTGAAATCCTAAATACATTATATAAACCCATATCAGGTATTGGCGCATCTAATTTAGATTGATTATCTGTAATTGCTAAAATCCTATTATCAAAAGGTCTATTTTGTCCTGTTGCATTAAAGAAATCAAACACATCTGAAGGGTCTACATTACCCCAGTTAGTTGGAATAGTTGTACTTGTTGCGTAATCTTTAAAGAATCCATAGTTATTAAGTAAGTTTCTTTCGTAGTAATCGTACTTAAACTGAACGCTTGTTAATCTTTTATTTAAAGAAACTAATTGATTTACATCCGACCAAATAACATTTCCTGTATTACCAATAGATGAATAAAAATCAAAAGAATAAGTATCTAAATAACCACCATTAGAATCGTATATTAAGCCGTTTTGAAACTTTTGTTTAACTGATACATTATCTAATAAAAGATAACCTGTTGAATCATCGTTATTATTATAAAAATTAATACTTAATACACCTGCGATTGCAGTATAAGGAAATTCATAATAAACCCAGTCATCAGTAGTAACTTGACTAAATTCTTCAGTAGCATTTATTTCGATTCTTACAACTGCTTTAGGAGAACTCCCTGCATCAAAATTCTTTGCCCAAAAAGAAACAATATAATCAGCAGTTTGAAAACTTGGAAACTGATAAACATTAGCAATATTATCTCCAAATATTTTAGCACACTGACTTCCGTTTAAGCCTCCTGTTGGACTGCTAACTACATCTCCTGTGTTTTCCCAATATTCAAAAACATAAGGTGCAGTACCACTTAAAGCAAAATCTCCATTAATAATTAAATCGTTTACCGCTAAATCATTAACCGAAACCACATACCAGGTAGCATCTTTATTAGATTGGTATAACATACAACCTAAAGCCTCCATTAAAGATGTTAAAAGATAGTAGCAATCCTTTGGCTCAAATGTAGCCCAATTAACTGCTGAATATTCAGATAGTATTAAGTTAGTAGAATTTATTAGAGTACCATCAATTTTAAATTGTGTAAAAAAAGCAACATTTAAATCACTTCCAGTCTTCTTTAATAATCTACAAATAAAACTACTTAAAGTTATACCTGTATCAACATTTGTATCATCGTATAAACCGTAATAATCTTCTCTATAATATTTAACATTCTTTAAAACTGCAAGGTTATCAGTAGCAGTAAGCTGAAGAAAATATTGCTCCTGCCATTCGTATTGGATAACATCGGGCAAAAGAAAACCTACCCATTTTAAATCTTCAGTTACACCATTAGTTTCGTATAAGCTTAACTTCCAAGTATATTCGTTAGTATCAAAAAAGAAATCAGAAGGTTGTGTTGTAGAATTGTAAGGAATAAAACACTTTATATCCGCATAAGAAGAACGAATAGGAGCAAAAATATTGTCTTTACTTGCTTTATAATTTAAAACAAAAGGTGCATCTTGCGCTGGAACTAACTCGGTAACATCGTAAACTATTGAAGTAGCTTCTTGTTTCTCGAACTTTACTTGATAATATAAATCAGTACCTACTTGGTCATTACCTTTAAATTGTAAGTTATAAATATGATTGTAAAACATTATACCACCCTCGAATTTTTTATTGCTTGGTTATCTAATAATAATCTCATTTTGTCTCCCATAATATCTACCTGGTAACCACCTTGTCCTGTTGAAGAACTTGGCATTGCTATCATAGCACTTTTACCACCTCCACCACTACCCAAAGTAAAAGGATTAAACCCTAAACCGCCCATAGTTTTAGCAATTTCTCCAATTTTTTGTAAAGCATTACCACCCGAACTTAAACCACCTGATAAAACAAACAATATCGCTGCTGCAGCAATTGCTGATGCTAACTTTATCATTAATTGTTTTAAACCATCTATAAAACCTTGAAAAGGATTTTGTCCACCATCAATAATAGTATTAAACATCTGCTCAAAGCCACTTTGTAAAGTACCAACTAACATTTTTGAGTACCCTAAAATTGTGTTTTGTTGCTCTAATAATGCATTAGTTTTTCTTATGTTTTCTTGTTCTTTATCATAAGCAGCTTGGTCTTTCAGAATATTTGATTCTTTTAAACCACCTAAAGAAGCAGGAGCATTTGGAATTGGTTTAATACCTATTGCAGGTGCTATAAAATCTATAGTTTCTCCAATTACTCTTTTGGTTTTTTTGGCTTCTGCTGCAAGCGCTGCATTTTTAGCAGCTAAATCTTTTTGCAAACCAGCCATTTGAGTATTGGCATTATTTCTTAAATCTTTATAAGCATTAAAATAAGAAAATGCAATATCTCTATTATGTTCATCAGTTTCATTCAACATTGCTTGTTGATAAAACTCTAAATTAGTTTGAATAAACTTTAATTGTTGATTTAACTTACCAATATTATCTGCTGAACCTATTTTAGATAATTGAGCGTTATATTCTTTTATTACAGCCCTTTGTTCGGTCATATTAAGACCTTCCATAGCAAACTGTACTCTTTTAAGGTCTAAATTTATAATCTCATTAAAATAACTTAATGCCTGTTGTAAATAACCTACAAATGAAAATAATACACCGCTATTTATTGAGCCTATCGTAGTTTGTAATTGTGTAAATGAATCTTTAACATTGGAAATTCTACCACCCAAAGTTCCTGATATTTTTTCCATTGAACCTGAAACACCTTCGGCAGCACCCAAAGATAAAACATAGCCTCGAATAGCTTCAGAAGTATTATCTACTTGTGTTTTAATTCCCTTAAATGTGAATGTAACTTGGTCTCCAGCGACTGCTGCTCTTACTCCAAATTCCTTTAAACGCTCAAATTCGCCTGTCTGCGCATCTAAAATTGCTTCAGCTAATTGGTCAAAGGATTTACCTGTAGAACTCGCTAAATCGCCTAATAATCGCATTTGCGTAATATTAGGAGTAAAGCCTTGATTTGCTAACTTAACAAACGCTCCTGTTAATTCATTTATTTGAAATGGAGTTGTAGCAGCAAATTGTTGTATTTGTGATAATGCTAATTGTGCAGCCGAACTGCTGCCTAATGTATTTGATAATACGGCTTCGAATTTTTGGAACTCTGATGTCGCATCTATAATGCCTTGACCAAAGCTAACAACTGAACCAATAGCAAAAGCACCTGCAACAATACCACCAACTTTAGATGCAGCAGAACCTATTGCATTAAAATCTTTTTCGGCATTTTTACCTGTGTTATTAGTCTTATCGTTAAACTTTGTTAGTTGTGCAGAAGCACTATCTAAACCTGATTTAAGACCTTGTATTTGTGCGGTTAGTTCAACTATTAATTTCTCGTTTGCCATCTTTTAACTTCTTTAAGATTTCTTGTTTTTCTTCATTTGATGTTAACTTTTTTGGCACTCTATTCATTATAGCAAACTTATCAGTCCATAGTGGCATTATTTCTTTAGGCTTTTTCATTTGGCTCTTTTTAGATACATTAACATTGTTAATATAGCTTAAAGTTGCCCTTGTGTGTTCCCACTGATTAGCCTGTTTTTTAAAGAAATTAAATAGTAACCTTTGATAATTTGCCCAAGTCATATCCTCAAATTCATCAGGCATTAAACCAACTTCGCCTATCGCAAAGTCGATTATATCATCCCAAGTTACTTTTTTTTTATACCTTCTTCGCCACTTGCCATTGCTTTAAATCCGTTTTGAATGTATTGACTACTTTCTAAAGATTTAGTCCAAGCATCAATAACTATTTGAATATTTGATAAATCCATATCATCAATCCAATTAGTAACATCATCTAAAGTAACATCAAATGTTCTTTTACTAATTTTATAAGCATTCTTTAGTCCGCAATAAGTTATATCTCTGACAAAATCAATCATTTGATAGTCTAAATCTAACTTTTTTGCTTCTCCAGCATCCGTTGCCGTAAGAACATTATAACTCATTAAGGCGTAGTTACCGAACTTTAAAGTCCTAACCTCGCCACCCATTGTAATTTCAATAAGTCCGTTCATAGTTTGTTTGTTTTAATTATGCTATTGTAGCA